TTAATAGTAACGTCACCTGTACTACCTTGCCCTGTTAAGATTAGACCTTCAGCAGCAGTAAAGCCTATTGCAGCATTGTCTCCTGCAGCAGTGTCACCCGTAGGTTCCATTGTGGCACCAGCAATAGTGCCAGAAAACCCACCGCCTACAATGTTAGCTGTATCTCTTGCTTTAGTCATAATCTATCCTTTAGCTAGGCTTGGTAGGCCACGTAATACTATTAGGGAATCCACCCTGTGCTGGTACGTCCCGTAGTGCTGTACGATAAGTAGTCCATGCGTCTGACATGGTTACATCACTGTTGCCCATCCAGTCTGTAGCAGCCAGTAGTGCATCACGTTCTTCACGGACCTGTACAGCAGCACGTGTGTCTGCACCGTCAGCCCATGCTTGTTCTTCAGCATCACGTGCAGTTTCTTCTGCTGCTGTGAACTGAACCATTTCTCCGTTAATATTATGATATCTTGGCATTTCTGCTTTTCCTTTGTTGTTGTGTTATGAATTAACCATACCATACATAGTAATTGTTCCTGATGCTATATTACCACTGCTCATAAAAAACTGAACTGCATCTACATCAGCTTCTGATTCTCTAACACCATTAACTATTTGCATAGAAGGCTGACCCTCTGAGCCAGAATTAAAAAAACCTAAATTAGAAGATACTCTAGTTTTAGTAGTTAAATGTGGCCCAAAAATTTGTACAGTTCCTGAAGCTCCCCCTTCTTCACCAGTATCTCCACCTTGAGAAAATGTAAGTCGTATGTCAGTGTCGGCTACATCATAACTGTCTTCGTCGCTTGTAGCTCTCTGACCTTTGGATACCCATTGATAGTCACTACTACCACTATCGTAACTACTACCACCATTACTGCTAGTTCTCAGTCCAAAATCCACACCGCCAGCACCCGTTATAGTAACATTTTGAATGTAAAAAACATAATTATCATATTTACTTGCATCAAATCCTGTAAAAGATACAGTAGCTGCATCACTGATATCAGTAGAAGAAATAAACTCTAATCCACCACCAATTTTAGTACCCATATAAGTTGCAAGCCTAGACATTGTAGCTTTACGATTAGTGCCACCTGCACCGTCATCTACAATCATTAAGTCTGCATCAACTAATGCTGCACCAATGTCAGTGCCACCGTCTATGTCTAGGTCTGCTAAGTTTAAACTACCATCAGGAAATACAGGAGCTTGACTAAATGTCACTACACCGTTACTTGCAATAGCTAGACTATCTGTGTCTGATGCAGCACCAATGTTACCACCATCTGCTACTACTACACTTCCAACTGTTGCAACACCTGTAGCTGTTACATTACGGAGACTAGCTACATCTTTGTTTGCATCTGCAGTTACAGTCTTACTAGCTACAACAGTCCCTACTGCAGCACCTGTATCATTGTAGTTTAACTCAGCAGTGGTAGCCGTAACACCATCAATGATATTAAGCTCATCAATAGTTGCACTAAGCCCTGACCTGATCTGTGCTTGATTACCAATATAACCTGCCATTAGCTGTCAATCTCCATGTAGCTCATAATTACTGAGACTTTATCTGCCACACTACAGTCTACCTTAATGATATCACCTGCGTTAAGAACAACCTTACCGTCTAGTACAGACAGTGATGATCCTACTGGTATAGCTGCATCTTTAATAATGTGTGCTGTAGTGTTTTGTGTTTGACTTGTTTGTGTAGTTGTACTAACCAGAGTTACACTTGCTGTAACCTGAGAGGTGTGTACGTTAGCTAAAGTAAGTCCTAAGATGATAGCCCTAGTACTTGATTGAGTAGTGTATATTGTTTCAGGAGTACCTGCACTAGCTGGTGCAACGTCCCTTGTAATTGTCTTGAATGTATTTGCCATTATTTTATATCCTTATCCAAGGGCGATTGCTAAAGCTGTTGCTTCATCTTGTGCTATGATTACTGCTGCTTCTTCAGTTGAAACTGTACCAGCAGTTGAAGGTAAAGTCAAGGTAATATCTGCAGTAGATGCAGGGCCAATAAGTGTTACTTTATTTGATCCATTGTCTGAGTCTTCAAAGAACTCAAGGAACCCTGCTGACGTAGCACCATTCTTTAGCTGAACCCCTGCATTTGCAATAGGGGTAGTGAGTACTGGGGTAGTAAGTGTTTTGTTTGTAAGTGTGTCTGTAGATACAAGTGATACTAAAGTAGAACTAGCACCAGCAGGTAGTAACATGGTATTAGTAACAGAAGCTGAGTGTGGTTGTGCAATTACTGTTTGACCGTGGCTGTTGCTCTCACAGTTAAATACGATAGCACCTGAGTTAGTGTTACCACGTACAACAACAGTGCCTGTACCATTAGGTGCTAGGTCTATTGTAGCATTAGAAGTAGTAACAATGTCAGCACCATTCATATCTAGGTTGCCGCCTAGTTGTGGGCTGGTATCTTCACTTAGATTAGAGATAGCAGATGAGGTAGCAAGGCCAGATACAAGTGTGCTTCTAGCAACTTTCTTTATGCCACCACCAGAAGTATCAAGTGCAAGAAACACATCATCACTAGCAATGGTACTAATTTCAGCTAGATCGCCTATTGTACTACCACTTACATCAAGAATGTTTAACTCTGCTGCAGTAGATGTAACACCATCTAAGATATTAAGTTCTGCTGTTGTAGCTGTAACGCCATCAATTAAGTTAAGCTCAGTGGCTGTGGCTGTTACACCATCTAGGATATTAAGTTCAGCAGCAGTAGCAGTAATAGCTGTACCATTAAAGTTAATAGCATCTAAGTAAGCTGTACCATCAATGTACAAGTCACGCCATTCTTGACTAGCTGAACCTAAATCGTATGTATCATCTGTGTTAGGAATAATACTAGAGTTTACGTCAGCACCAAACACAACATTGTCAGTGGCTGCATCACCCATTGTAATTGTACCACCATTAAAGGTAGTAGTACCTGTTACCGTAAGATTACCGCCAACACCTAAGTTACCTGATATATCAGCAGCACCATTAATATCTATAGTAGTAGCAGCAATCTGTACTTCTGTGTCTGCTACAATGTCAAGCTGACCGTCAACACTAGAATTAAGATAGATGCCAGTATCACGAAACTGAATCTTCTCTGTTGACGCAATAAGTAAATCATCAGAAAACTCAAAGTAATCCTCATCCTCCATCCACTTAAATACACCATCATTACTCTCACCATCAAAGGTTACTGTAATGTCTGTACCTGCAGTGCCATTGCCAAAGGTAAGAGAAGTACCAAGCAAAGACGTAATAGGACCACCTTCACCTGTAGTACCATCATGTGTGTGACCTGTACTTGCAGCAAAAGCAGCTAGAAGCTGATCAAACTCATTGTTAGTATGATCTGCTGTGATGGTATCCCCATCTTCATAAGTAGATTGTCTTGTATAAATAGCACCCATCTAACGTCTTGCTCCTAATTGATATTCTAACTGAAACCCTTTGAGTGAATAAGCTGCACTACTGCCGCCATCTTCTACTTTTAATGCTACAGAAAAACCTGAACCTTCTACTGGTTGGCGTACAAGTGGCTGTGTAGGTCCACCATAAACAAACTGTGTAGTACTAGCAGAGGTACTATATAAAGCATTACCATACGTAGCTGCAAGCTGTGTATTATCAAAAGGGTAAACAGCAGGTCTTGCTGAGTTTTTATCTTCGTTATCATAACGCACTATTAAGTCTGCATCAACAGTACCTTCAGGTTTATAGTTAATAATTACCCGTTGCATGTGCTTACGGATACCGTTATCCCCAAAGCTCATATCAGGACTTCTATACTTACCTGATATTATTGTGCCATCAAATGTATCACCTGACTCTTGTCTTTGCACAAAACCATTGGTATCACCATGAACTACAATTACATTACCTGCTTCAATAAAAGTATCTGTACATTGTACCTTTATACCACGTGTTTCTGAAAACTCAAATGCTTCTTTTTTAAGAACACAGATAGCCCCTTTAGAAAGGCTTGCACCCTGACCATCTTTAGTAAAAAATATACGGTATTGGGTTTTATCGGGTATAACTACACTATCAAACGATCCTGCATCTTTAATGTTCTCATCAAATACAGTCTGGATATTCTTACTAATAGTACCAAGTTCTGTATCACCAATACGTGCAGTAGCAGCAACAGTACGTAAGCCATCAGGACCAAGGAAGATTAAGTCACCTGCAAATTCCTGTACGGTAAAACTGTTAATGCAACCAATGTTTCTTGTAACAGGTTCTACAGAAAAATTACTTGAAGTAGAGCCAGTTAGTTTAAAAATCCTGTTTTCACAAAAGATAAACAAGCTATCACGAAATACTTTTAATGCAACTACTGTATCGTCAACGCTGATACTACCTGCAGGATCAGAAGCACCTGTATTAAACCCGTCTTCATTAAAGCCTTCACTAAAAATTATTTCTTGTGGCGTAGTAGATTTACCTGCATAAAACATACGATTTCTGTAGGAGGCTACAACTGTAGACCCTGCCACACTACTGTCACTAACATCAGCAGCAGTCATAGCTGAGTTAAATATTACAGGGGCATTAACACCATCAACACAAATAATCTTTTCATTACCATCAAAGTTGTATCTTTCAAAGTGGTACTTAGTAGCACTAGTTCTGCCAGTATCCCTGACTGTCCAACTCTCAGACACTACATCAAACTTAGCATGTGCTGCAGCAGTAGTACTTGAAGTAGCCCTAGTTACACCAGTAAAGGTAGTAGCATTAACACCTGTGTAGGTAAATAACTCTGAGTTA